ATTAGTATATATTGTTCTTTCATTTTATGGCTCTATTTTTATTCCGTCCTAAGTTTTAAAAGGTTATAACAAAGTAAGTACCTTTCTCTTGCTTTGCTTTTATGTATTTTTTTAAACAACTCAAATACCTTTCTTGTGTATTGATATTTAGTAACACAATCAACCAAGTATTTTTCAGTAAACTTAACACCATACCCTTTACAATAGTTCACATTGTCTGCAGTATCTCCTATTATCATTTGCTCATAGAAATTATAAAGTGCTTCTTCTTCTGTTATATCGTGTATGCATTGGTGCTTTGAGTGATAGTTGTACATTAAACAAGGGAATTGTTTGTAGTCTTTATCTATACTTACTATCATTACATTGTCTCTCCCTATATTTTCACTTATATTAAACCAATACTTGGCTACAACATCATCTGTTTCTACTCCTGCCTCCGCTATACCTGAATAGTTATTAGTTACAAAGTTGTGCATCTCTCCCAGAAGTTCTGGTCTAGGTTGATTCTTTCTATTGGCTTTGTATGTTTTAGATATTTTAGTTCTAAAATTACCTCTTGAGTTATTAAAAACATAGTACTTATCAACAGGATGTATAGCTTCAATCTTATTTACTATGCTCATAAAAACCTCATCAAACTTAGCGGTTGCATCTTCTATATTTTCAAAGTAAGGATTATCCTCTTTGTGTTCTCTTTTTTTAAAGCAGCTTGCCCATACAAGACTATCTGCGTCTACCAATAGTATCATAATTTAAAAGTTACTTGTCCGTTAATTGTCATCTAATATTAAATGTACTATAAAAAGCACATTACTCGTGTTTATTTGCATTAATGTGATATAAACTATACCTTATTGGGTATAATATGAGCTAATGTGATATAAACTATACCTTATTGGGTATAATTAATTCTTACTTTTTTGCTCTAATTTAAAAACTAATTGCTTTAACAGTGTTCTGTTTGTTACAATCCCTCTAACATTATTAGGAAATTCATACATCACATACCATTGACCATCTTTCTGTTGATCATTGTCACAAGATGTAAGATCCCCCCTTACATAATTATAATAATGGTCTTGTACTATCTTTTCAAACTTTAAATCTTTTAGGTCTTGTTCTGTCATAACTTACTTTTTATCATTATCTTACAATCAAATGGCATCTGATACCATATTTTGCTTTCTTTTAATAGAGCTTCTATTCTGAGGATATCTATCTCATCAAAAAGCATTACTCTTTCTATTATCTTTATTTCAGGCTTTATATATTTGTTTTTGTACCAACTTACATTTTGTTTAGAAACATTATGCTTTTCAGCTATCTCCTCGATAGTTAATCCTGTGTTAAAGTAGTCATTTTGAACGTCTGTTATAATCTTGTTTTCCATTATAATCCCTGTATGATTTTTAATTTTTTGACCTCTAACTCTAACTCATCTATCCTTTCTTCTGCTTTCCTTGCTCTTTCTATGGCTCTATTTTTATTTGAAATGCTTTCACTTATAATCCTATCATAAGAAAACCTCTCATCCTCTCTGGTTTGGATATAGCGAAAACTTCTAAATAAAGCATCCTGAAATTTAAGTAAGTCCTTAGAGTCTGATTTTTTTGTCCACTTTAAAGATAAGGACATCATCAACTCCATATCTGAATTGTTCTGTAACTCTAATAATTGTGTCTCTACTCTGTACATTTTGTCTGTATTAAAATCAAAGATACTAAATATATTTAATTACACAAGACTTATTTAATTAAAGAATAATTTTTATATAGCTGAGTATTTATTATTTTATCTGAATTATATTTTTGTATTAATTGTTTCTCATCATCTGAGTTAGTGGATAATAATTCTATTACTATAGCCTGATTGTTTAATATATTTTCGCTTAATGGTTTATATGTTTTCTCTGCTATAGTATGATAATCTTTCTTAATTCCGTATAAATAATAATCTAAAGCCTTATCTATATGTTCTGCTATTCTTTTTTGTATGTTTTTGCTTCTGCCTATATAAAACAAACCATTTGATAAATTTATTTTATATACTCCTGAATCATTATTTAAAACATCAAAATCATAATAACATAAAGACTTATATATCTTATAAGTTCTAGGATAATGACATCTGTTTTCAAATACTTGCTTTAATCTTATCATTATTTATGTCTTATTTTTTCTTCAAACTCTTTAAAAGTATATTCATAACCCTGCATATCACAAAAGAAATTACCTTTCACTTCTTCAGATTTCTTATGTCTCAACTCTCTTACATATAGAAGCTCTCTCTCTATATAGTCCTTAGCCTTTATAAGATCTTGTAGTTCATCATCTTTCTTTCCTGCTCTTACTATATACTTGAGTGCATTGCCTCTGTTAAAATTAAGCTGATAGTCCTGTATTACATCTATAAGATCATACTCTCCTGTTGACTCATAATGAATTGCTGTTCCTCTCATAACTTATTATTTGTGTTTCTAAATGTTTTATGTCGTTATATCTGCATTTTATTAATTGGTCTTTCCTTCCCCAATTTGTTCTAGAATAAATCTTTAGAAAATCATATTTGCTTTCTGTAGTTTCGGTAATACCTTTAGTAAAGTTTAATAAGTCTCTTGTTTTATATACACTAAAAGACTTTAATTCTATAATATCAAACGCTATAAAATCAGCTTCTCCTTTTAACCAACCTTTGTTGCCTAATACATTTGTAGTTTCTAGCCATATACAATCTAAATGCCTACTACCTTTAACATCTACACCAAAACCATTTACATAAAAGTCTATGTGTTTATATATATCATCATACTTAGATGATTTTATAACTTCATTACCTCTTTCCTGCACAACCTTTTTAAATAGATTCTCAGTTTCTAAGCCTACATAGTTAGAGTATTTTTTTCTACTTTCTGAAACCACTATTCTATCTTTAAAAATTCAGCGTTAGCCTGTTCCATAAACCATTCTTTGTTCTCTTGGTATTTTTCTTTTATTGTCATAATAATTTTATTCGTTTATATTAATGATCGAGGCTTGATCTTCTTTTAATAAGTAAACCATCTTATTCTTTCTGCTCTTAGTCCATAGAGTTGTATCAGGACAATACATCTCTTTAGGCTCTCCCAAATCAATATCATTTATGTAAAACATATAATTTGCTTTTGGATCGTTGACAAAATACAACTTGACCATATCTTCAGGCATATCCATTAAGTTTTCATATTTCGCTACCTCAAGCATTTTGGTCTCATAATACTTGTTTCTAAATTTCATTTCTATCACACAAGGATGTCCTTTTGGTGTTTCACCCACAGCGTCGTAATGCTCGAATCCACCTCCTGACCAATCTAAATCCCATCCATCTAAGTTTAATATCTTAACAACCGCCTGCTCTAGTAAGTGCACTTTGTTTATAGTCATTCTATTCTTTTAAGAAAAATTCATTTAATTGACTGATCCATCTTTTAATTTCTCTTGGATTACAAGTACAGGGTTTATAAAATTTGTGTTTAAAATAAACGGAATGAAGTCTGCATATTAAAACAAATTCCTCTCCCGTTAAAGTGTTCTTAGTGTTCTCCCTGAACTTTTCCCATAGTATGTAATCCTCTTTACTCATCTTTGTAGATTCCATTTCTATCAATTATTATGTTATTTAATTTTATATGTCTTTTATCACATCCGCAGGAGCTGTAGCCTAGTAAATCAATTACTATCTTTTCAATAAGCCATTTTATTCCTGTCCATTTCGTAATTTTCGCTATAATATTTCCTAATCTCATTTTCTGATTTTGTTAATTTACTATATTTTTTCTTTTTAGCAGGTTTCCATCCAGTGATCGGATGTATATGTGTTTCTGTTATGTCTTTGATTGTCATTTTATTGTCTCTTTTAAATGTTTCTTTACCTTTCTATACGTGTTGTATATTGAATAATAGCTAATTTTTGTTTTTTCACTCAACCCTTGAAAAGACTCTCCAGAATCTATAAGCTCAAAAATCTTCTTATCATACCAATATAGACTCTCCAATTCGCTTGTTAGTTTATTATGAATATTATCATAATCTATGAACTCATCCTGAATTAAATCCTTCTTAATATCATCTAATCCTATTAGATCTACTTTTGATTCCTTTCTTTTTAAGTCTAAAAACAACGTGTAAAGAGTTCTATATACATAGTAATAATTAACCTCACTGTCATTATACATAATATCAGTGCCATTCTTTACCATTCTATCAATTTTTATATACATCTCTTGTACTATATCTTCTGCAGTGTCTTTATTGACATTAAAGGATTGTACTATATTACACCAATCTTTGTGTTTTTTAAATAATATTGCTAATACCTCCATACAGTTATATGTAAACCAAACACAAGTGCCATTATTGTAACTTGTTGATAAAAATTGTCTGTGTCTACTTCTTCCTGTTCAGGCTCTAAATTTGGATTATAGTACAGTACTCCTGCAGCTAATCCATAAAGAGGAATGATTTGAATGTTAATGCTAATGTCTCCAAAATCTATATTCATATTATTTATTAAAATGGTACTTCTACCTGTTTCTCATTAAATTGTTTTATAAGACTTTGATGGTTTATCTCAAATCCTACATTATTGATCAGACTTTTTAGCTTTATTGGCTCATCTAATGGTGTTGGTCTACCTCCTGTATCTATGTCTTTAACCTTTCTTACGTGTATATGCGTGTACATCCAATCCGTTGGGTGCTGGGTATATCTATGAATACAAATAAACTCATCAGCTCGATTCACAAACTTTCCTCCTCCTTCTACATCACTTGCCATTGGTGGAATAGGATGCTCTGCGTATGGATGTCCTGAAGAATGTTTCTTTCTTAAAGCCTCAGTCGCTGCGTGAGTGTTTAGCCATATACTTATGTTGTTCTTTTTGCAAAAAATTCGCATTTCACTCGTAGCTTGATAATCGTATTCGTGGGAGTTTATTCCTTTCAATACATCTCTGTCCTTCATAAGCGAGTTATAAGGATCGATCATAAATCCATCATAACTCCAAGCATCTTTTACATATTGAGCTAACTCCATTAATCTTTTATATGTATATAATTCATTAGGCTCTATGAATTTAAAATGGTTGTTTATCCATTCTACTCTTTTATTAAAGGCATCTGTTCCTATCTTGTTTATAGGTTTAGCTTCCATATATTCAACAAGTTTTCTTATTAAAGCATAAGGCTCATTCTCTGAGCTGAATACAAGCCACTTTAATTTGTGCTTTATAGAATACAACAGCATTAAATACATTACTATTGATGTCTTTCCCACGTTTGCGTGTCCCAGTATTACGTTGAAGTTTCCTGCTTTATATCTTAGGAACTCATCGATCTGAGGTACATCTAATCCAAGCCCCTCCTTAATATCTCCACTTCTAACCTTTTTTAATTTTTCTAATTGTTCTTCGAAATTTATAAGCATCTGTCTTTTATTTTGTCTAAAGTATAAAAAAAAAGGGAGAAACTAATCTCCCTATATAAATTAAAAAGGAAAGTCTGCCTCTTCTCTGTCAGGAGCAAAGTCTTTAGCTGTTATGCTTTCCGCAGTAGGCATTGCGTTTATTTTATCCGATCTCCAATGTGAGAGGTTCGTGTAATATCTATCCTCAATTTTTTTGTCTTTTGTAGTGCTTACATTAAATTCAACCGTTACCAAGTCTCCTACTTTATTGAATTGTACAAACTTATCGCAAGCATCTGAGTACTCTGGCTTTTTGTACATATTGAATAGATAAACATTGTTCCATTCATCTCCTGTATCAATTCTATAATCTAATACTTTTGCTCCCGTTTGAAGGGTTCTTACTTCTGAAATGTCTGTGATTTTTCCGCTTACTTTAAAACTCATAATTTTTCTTTTTAACTGTATATATAATTAACTATTTTTTCTGCAAATGCTATAACATCTTCAGGTGTTTTATTTTGATCTTTGTAGAAATTTACCGCACTAGCTACACTAGATTGTCTTACGATAAGTTTCTGTACATCTCCTGCTGGCTTTGTAAAAACTTGCATTGGATTAGCTCTTACTAATTTAGCAGCGTTCCAAGTGTTACCCTGATACTCCTTTTCTTCTGATGTAAATGAGCACTCCTCTGAGACTTTGTGCTTAAAATCTCCAATAGCATTAAACTGATACACATTTCCGTCTGCCATTGTTACATTAAATCTGTTGTAGCTTTGTCCATCTTTCGCCCAACTTCCTTTAGGAGTAATTGCTGTTATTTTACCTGTTTTCATAATTTTTATTCGTTTCTATTCCTAATTTGATTTCTAATTCTTCTACTCTATTTTCTAGAGCGTCTATTCTTGCCTCGTGTAATCTTTTTAAATCTTCTTGGTACGTCATAATTGTTTAAGTTTGTTTCTGAATATTTCTAATTTAATTTCTGCCTCATCTAATTTCCTTTGGTGGTAATCTTCCTCCCACTCTAAAGACTTGATGCTGCTCTGTACTACTTCTTTCATTTCTTCTACTGTCATAATTTGTCTTTTTTATAATTATTACTGATTAATTTTTATAAAGATATATAATTTTTTTAATAAATTACATTTTTAAACAAAAAAAAAGAGAAACATCATTACGACACTTCTCTTTTCTCTCAAAAATTAGACAATAATTAAGACAGACAATCAAATATAGTGATAAAAGCCTTTAATACTACAGTGCATTTAATTTATTTTTATAAATTTCTATCATTTCAATAAGTTCCCAGTTTGAGAATTTAACAGTTTTTCTACTGCGTTCTAGTATTGTTTGACTATAACCTTCTCCATACTTTTCGTCTATCCATTTACTGAATAAAAATTGTTGTCCTTGTTGCATAACATTGCAGCCGTAGCATTGTGGGGCTACATTGTCCTCCGCCCACCTCGTTGCATAGTTCTTTCTTGATATGAAGTGACCGTTTTGGATTTTAGCAACCGAATAAAATCTTTTGCAAGTGATACATTCAACTTGACCATTAGAGTCAGCGTAATAATTGCGAATATATAAGGAAAATACTGCATCTAGTTTTTTTATTACTGAGGAACGTTTAATAGCCATCTTGATGTTGTAAAAGTAACTTACCAGTATCGGAATCTAAGTCCTTTATTGTTCTATAAATAAACCTACTGTTTTTTTTTACCTCTATTTTTTCTGCCTTAGTGCTATCGCTTCCTAAGTTTTGGTATTGAATAGCATCTATTTCTAAAAGTTCATCCACTCTTTGTAGTACAGTCTTTTGGTATTCTGCTGCTATTTTTAGTATTTCTTCTTTCATAGTTAATAACTTTTTAAAAGTTTATTTGGATAATTGAAAACTTTTATTATATTTTATTAGTACTTATTACTTATTACTTAGTATATAATAGTATATAATAGTATTATAATAATATATAATATATATATAATATACTAAAATACAATAAAATATTTTCTATAAAGTCTAATTATAAAAATAATTGCAATAATACCTATAAAAACATAAATTATTGTAGTATCTACTTTAAATTTGTTTTTTGTGCTTTCACTCACTTTTGTAGTTTCACCTACAGTTGATGTTATTATACTGCTCTTAGAGTCCTTTAGAGCCTTTCTAATGATACTTCTATCTTTTGTGGTAGTAATACTTAAAACATTATAAAAGGTCTGTGTAGAGCCCTTAGAATCAATAATACGAATTGGTTGTGTAGAATCTCTAGAAACAATATTTAATGTCTCTATGTTTAGGAAAGTGATTGTAGAATCCGTAATGATCCGATCTAGTTTGCTAACTACCTCTCTAGTGATCTCTGTTACTTTCTCTTTTTTTGTGACTGATTTCTTTTTTATCCCACAAGATACAAATAAAAGTAAAATAACTATTAACGATTTCTGTAGTCCCATCTTGCTTTATTTCCTCTGATGTCGTAATGTATGAATGTCTTGTATAATCCTAAACCACCTTCAGAAATAAGACCTTCTGATATTAGGCTTTCTACCACATCATAGACCATCTCTGTTTCATATCCTTTAGTCTGAAAATCACAAG